CTGTACATTTGGGTAAATGTGAATTTACATTATCAATCAGTAAACAATATAATAAGTTTTTAAGAGATTTTAAAGATGGGTATTTATTTAAAAATAGAAAGGGTGTTTAATATGGCTAAAAAGAAAGAAAGTAATTTTTACAGTTTAGACAATATTTTAAAAAAGAATAGTATTTATAATGTGATATTTGGAGAGCGTTCTAATGGTAAAACCTATGCAGTATTAAAACATGGTATAGAACAGTATTTTAAAACAGGTGGACAAATAGCAATTATAAGAAGGTGGAAAGAAGATATTACAGGTAAACGAGCAAGTGATATGTTTAGTAGTTTAAATTATAATGGAGAAGTAAAAAAGGCAAGTAATGGAGAATATGAGGGCATTACCTATTATGCTGGTAAATTTTATGCTTGCAAATATGCTGATAATGGAAAGCCTTTATATTCTGATAGTGATTGCATGGGTTATGTATTTGCTTTATCAGATACAGAACATAATAAATCTATATCATATCCTAGAATTACTACTATACTATTTGATGAATTTTTAACTAAATTTACCTATTTACAAGATGAATTTGTTTTATTTATGAATACAATTAGTACAATAATAAGACAGAGAACTAATGTGGAAATCTTTATGTTAGGTAATACTGTAAATAAATATTGCCCTTATTTTGCTGAAATGGGTTTAAACCATATAGAGAAGATGGAACAGGGAACTATAGATGTTTATACCTATGGCACAAGTGAATTAACAGTATCAGTCGAATATTGTAAATCATTAAAAGGAAGTAAAGAAAATAATTTTTATTTTGCCTTTAACAATCCTAAACTAAATATGATTACTAGTGGTGCATGGGAATTAAATCTATATCCTCATTTACCAATGAAATATAGACCTAAAGATGTTTTATTTACCTACTTCATTATATTTAGTGAAAGAATATATCAAGCTAATGTTATAAATAAAGATGGTGAAATGTTCACCTTTATTCATAATAAAACTACAGATATAAAAGATGATGATAATAGCTTAATATATAGTCTTGAATTTAATCACAAATTGAATTATAATAGAAATATATATAAGCCAATAAATACCTTACAGAAAAAACTATTATGGTTCTTCATTAATGACAAAGTATTTTACCAATCTAATGAAGTAGGTGATAGCATAAATAACTATTTAAAAATATGTAAAAACTTATAAGAGGGTTTTAAAAAAATCAGAAGAAGGCAAAGGTGAAGAAAGATGACAAATAAAGAGTTTATCCAAAAATTACAAAATGCACTCAATTATAAAACCGTCTATATGTGGGGAACTTTCGGTTCTCCGGTTACTGAATACCTTTTAACGGAAAAATACAATCAATATCCGAATTGGTATAAAAGTAGAGCAACAAAATTAAGAAAATTATTTGGTAAAGATTACTTCGCGTTCGATTGTGTAGGATTAATCAAAGGTGTTTTATGGGGATGGAACGCTGATTTAAAAAAATATCATGGTGGAGCAAGATATAATTCTAATGGTGTTCCGGATGTGTCGGCTAATATGTTAATTAAAAAATGTAATCCGTCAAATGATTTTAATAACATTTTACCCGGTGAAGTGGTTTGGTTAGAAGGTCATGTTGGGGTATACATTGGTGATGGGCAGGTCATTGAATCAACTCCAGCGTGGAAGAATGGAGTACAAATTACATTACTTAAAGATAGAATCTGGGTTAAGCATGGGAAATTAGCGTGGGTGGTGTATGAGAAATGATTAAAAAACTTTGGGAAAAAATTGACCAGTATATCTGGGGAATAGTGATGTTTATTTTTGGTTATATGTTTCGGGGAATTATTGATTGGTTTGTTCAATTACCGTTCATAGGGAGGTTTTTTAAAAACTTATAAGGAGGTTTAAAATGGATATGGAATCAATCATTCAGTTAATTAATGGGGTAGGTTTTCCAATAGCAGTATCAATTGCGCTATTTTATCAGAATGGGAAACAAGATGAAAGACATGATAAGCAGATGCAGGAACTAACCAAAGTAATTGAAAATAACACATTAACATTAACTGAACTAAATTTAAGACTTGAAAACAGTGAAAGGTGGTGTAAGTAATGGCTAAAGTAGATAAGTATTTTATAGGTAGTAAATCAAGGGACTTTGATTTCTTAGATAAATCTACTAATGTTAATAATAATATTGCTTATATGCTAAATAGAACTAATACCATGTTTAAATATACTAATTTACCTAATACCATACCTAGTAAAGAAATAGAACTATTATTACAAACTAATGGTTTTGGGGTATTTGTAAAGATTGAAGATGATTTTTATATTGTTAATGGGGGTTTAGGTGGTGAACCAGATGTATATAATCGTCCAACTAAAGCAGTAATTTCAGTGCCTTCACTATCTTATAACGAAACATTAGAAATAGGTACAGAATGTATTGTTATGAATAATGATAGTTTAGGTGTTGGACTATTACCAATGTTTAAAAAATATTCCTTCATATTAAATGAAAATATGATAACAATGATATTGGCTAATGTTAATAAAAGATATACGACTTTAATTAGCGCTAATGATGATAATACTGTAAAAAGTGCTGAACTATATCTAAAAAATATATTTAATGGTAAACAGGGGGTAATTGCTGAAAGCAAATTATTTGATAGTTTAAAGGTCAATCCTAATACAGAAGATAGAGGAACATTAAAAGATTTAATTGAATTTGAGCAGTATATGAAAGCTAGTTTATATAATGAAGTTGGTTTAAGTGCTAATTATAACATGAAAAAAGAAAGAGTTACTAAAGAAGAATTTACAACTAATTCTGACAGTTTATTTCCTTTGGTTGATGATATGTTGAACAGTAGAAGAAAAGCACTAGAAGAAATAAACCTTTTATTTGATTTGGATATAACAGTCGATTTTAATAGTAGTTGGAATATTAGAAGCCTCGAAAATAATAGTTTTATAGATGGGTTAAATCAAGATAAAGACACTAACATTGAAGAAGATGAAGAAGTTCAAGAAGTTCAAAAAGTTGAAGATGAAGAAGATGAAGAAGTTCAAGAAGTTCAAGAAGTTCAAGAAGTTCAAAAAGTTGAAGATGAAGAAGTTCAAGAAGTTCAAGATGAAGAAGTTCAAGAAGATGAAGAAGATGAAGAAGATGAAGAAGATGAAGATGATGAGAAGAAGGTGGTTTAATGAGTATATCAATAGTAAAAAATAATATGTATCAATCCTATTCATCATGTACCATATTAGAAAATAATTTAAGTCAATTAATAAGTATTCTAAATAGTGTTGATGATAGTGACGCTTTTATTGTAAGTGATTATATTTCTACTATTGATTATACTATGAATACAGTAAAAAGAAATTTTGATAGAATGTTACAATTTAATAAGATTGAACTTCATATATTTTTTAGCGAATTTAATAATAAAACTAGTGACATAATTTTTAAATTAAATATACTATCAAGGGATTTAAAAAGATTATCAGTAATGGCGTCTGAATTATATACCCTTTATAAATTAGCTGAAAGTATGGAGTTTTTCCTGGAATATTCTTTAAGTGCTGATAGTTTAAGAATGTTTATTCCTAGTATAGTAAGGGCAAAGAATGAATTACAAATATTTAAAATGATGATTGATAATCATAATAAAAAATTAAGGATGGGGGTGAGAAAATGAAAGTAAAAGAATGTTTAACTAATCTATTTGAAACTATGGAAGAACTACAAACAGAACAAGAAATATTTAATTTTGTAGATAGTAAGTTATTAGATAAATATTATACTAATATGTATGGTAATAGAGAAGTCACAGAAATAGTTGAAAACCTAGAAATTAACTTGCTACTATTCTAAATAATCAATTTATGAATAAATGGAATAACATTATTTTAAATTATTTGGATAGTGAAAACATATTAGAAAATTATAAAGAAACTATTACAGAAATAAATGAAGATATTTTAAACAATGTTAATACCAGAATTAATACTAATAAAGTTAGTGCTTATAATGATGAAGATTTTGTTAATAAAGATGAAGATACTACAGTCGATGAAACAGATATTACTAATAATAGAGATAAAAATATTGTTAGAACTAAAATTAAAGATGCAGATTTTTATGATAAAGTCAATAAGTATTTGACAAACTTCAATATATATAATATAATGATAATAGATATCAATGGCGTTGTTACTTTAAATATTTTAAATTGAAAGGGCGGGTTAAATAATGAAAGTTGAACAAATTTATGTGTTGATTAATTCAATTACAGGTGAGTTGTTAGGTAAAGAAGAATTACTACAGGAAGATTTATCTAATGTTGTAGATGTTGGAACAGAATTATTTAATGCCACAGATGTTGACAACTATGTTAAATCATTAGTCAATAAGGTGGGTAAAACACTATTTGTTAATCGTGCTTATAGTGGTAATATTCCTAGTGTATTAATGGATAGTTGGGAATTTGGAAGTGTACTAGAAAAAATACAGGCAGATATTCCACAAGCTACTGAAAATAGTTCATGGGAATTAACAGATGGGGAAACCTATAATCAAGATATTTTTTATAAACCGTCTGTAAGTGCTAAATTCTTCAATAAAAAAGTTACCTTTGAAGTACCTATGAGTTTTACAGAACTACAGGTTAAAGAAAGTTTTACAAGTGCTAACCAATTAAATGGCTTTTTATCAATGCTTTACAATGCAGTCGAAAACAGTATGACAATTAAAATTGATAGTTTAATTATGAGAACTATTAATAATATGATTGCTGAAACTATCTTTAATGATATTACATTAGGTGAAGGAGAAACTTATTCAGACCATACAGGAATTAAAGCAGTAAATTTATTAAAACAATATAATGATTTAAAGGGAACTGAACTAACTAAAAAAGCTGCTTTATCAGATGAAGGGTTTATTAAATATTCGACATATGTAATTAATTTATATGTTGATAGGTTATCAAAAATTTCTACATTATTTAATGTTGGAGGTAAAGAAAGATTTACCCCTAAAGATAAATTAAACATTGTTATGTTATCAGATTTTAGAGCAAGTTCAGATGTATATGTTCAAGCTAATACCTTTAATAAAGAATTGGTTGAACTTCCTAAAGCTGATACTATTCCATATTGGCAGGGTAGTGGTACTAATTATGATTTAGCTGATATTTCTAGTATTAATGTTAAACTAACTAAAGCAGGGGTAAGTAATAGAATTGTTGATGTAGATGGTATTCTTGCAGTAATGTTTGATAGAGATGCTTTAGGGGTTACAAATTTAGATAGAAGGGTAACAACTAACTACAATGCTAAAGCAGAATTTTTTAACAACTACTATAAATTTGATGCTGGTTATTTCAATGACTTAAATGAAAATTTTGTAGTATTCTTCATGGCATAGTCAAATTTATAAATGGGTAGTAGTATATAAAATTGCTACTACCCTATTTTTATAAGGGGGTTTAGTGATGATTGCTAAAACATATAATACTAATGAT